TTTCACGACTGACTTCAAACAATTTACGTAGTGGAATGATTCGCTTGGAGGCCGAATGTGATTTGACACGGATGGCTGTAGGAGATACACCCCATTCACCAAGTGTGCGACCGTCAGGTGCAAGCATGTGCGTGCAGTCGAATGTGGTCTTGTTGACATCCGCACTGTTCGGGTCATCCATGGTTAGAGCAAACTCAACAGCAGCAGCCATGACCTCGTCTGTCAATACCGACGTAAACGACATCCGTGGACAGATGATTCGTGTTTCACCTGAGCCGTATGCTGACGTGTTGCCTTCAACGTTGTACAAGTAGTGTACCCCTGATGCACCCGCTTTGCCATGGTACGAACGACTTTGGTAATACAGTGGCTCCCCGTTGTTGCCGGCAACACCTGAACTATTTACGTCATTGAGTTGAATCATACCCTTCTCAGGGAATCCGAGATAGCCCAAGATGTCAGGATGATTCAAGGTGCTACTTGTGTCATACGGGGCCGTGAATGTAATCTTGAGAGCATCAGCCCCACTCACTGTAACGACCTGTACTGTTGCTGATATACCAGTCGCAGGTGACGGATAATTATTCCATAGGTTGCCCTTGAATTTCTTTTTCGTACCTGCTGTAAACTCTCCACACACGTCACCTTCTCCGAACATGTGCTTACCAATGGTAAACCCACCTTGTCCGACATCACGGTCATCGAAGTGAATGACTACTTCGTCGTCGAGTGTTGACGGTAATACGGTTAAATCGTTTGCAAACGACTGACTGTGCTGTCGATATACCATACGAATGGTGTGGTTTTTGCCACGGTGGTCGATAAATCGAATACCGTACAATTGACCGTCGCCTATGCTGTCTGTTCTCAATTGTTCATCAGGTATGTAGCCCCCAGTTGATGTAGCATCGACTGTTCCATGCTGTGCAAATGCAGCGACGTTGTTACCATAGATGTGTTCAAAACGAGTATCTTGTTGGTCACGGCCAAAGCCCCAGTTACCTGCGTCGGGTGCCCAGCCGGGTATACCTGCCTGTGTCAATCCGCCGAAATTGATGCGAGCACGTGCATGTGTACCAATACGCAATCCGTCGATGAGTTGAGAAGCAGGGCTTTTTGCCTCAAACGATTCGTCAATGATTGTGTTGGAGTTGCGACCTGATGCGATTTCACTGGTCGAAGAAGCCATGTTGCTCGATGTACCTGTTGTCTCAGGCCCGAACTCAAGGTTGTTTCTGAATGGTTCATCCACCTCATCGGGCGGAAGATATTCTTTGAGCGTGGTGACTGGTGCAAATGGGCGACCAAAGCGATTGATTGGCATTGGCGCAGGGTGCATGTTTTCGCCTGTCATTTCGTCAGGCTGACACCAATAGTTACGGAATCGACCACCATGACCAATCAAGAACTGTGGTCGGTAGGACAACTGACCACGTGCGTTGTCAAGCCATACACAGAAATTACGACCTGACGCACCGGGTATCGTGCTGTGAATGATGATACTGAATCCCGATTTACCACCTGAATCCGATACAACTCGGCCGAGGTGAGCACGCATATAACCCATGTGTGTACCACGGTCATGCGAAGCAAACGCTCGTTCTTTGTCCCAAAACGGAGAGGGGTCATGCGTGCTTCCGGTAGCAGCAAAGCCTGCGTTAAGATGGGCAGCAGTGGGGTCGGTAATGCCGTTTGTCACGTCAGCCTGATTTGCTACGCGTGACAGGCCGAATCGCTCGCTCTCGCCAAAGTATTGGTCGGCTGGCTTTCGTGCATGTGTCCGTCCGTTTGGTGCACCTGCTTGATTTATCAGACGAACAATCTCACGAGCAGCAGCCTCAATGTTGCGAATACCATCCTTCATTCCAATCTCACCAAAATCAATGGTAAGACGTCGAACAAAGTCCATATCAGACCAGTGAGGCAAATGCTGTAAGCGAGATTCTTCATGCGTTGACAAATCAAGCGATGTTGTACGAATACCCTTGAGTGCTAAGAATACTGGAATGCATCGTGTCCCATCAGGTGTGTCAAAGAACGTCGAGTTTTCAGTGGTCGATACGTTGATTTGTTGATGTTCATCGTTAGCCAAGTCATCCTTTGTTGACGATACAGCAGGGTTTGTACGTACTTGTATTCCTACGAGGTCAGGGTCACTCGGTGTGTGCCCGTGGTAACCAGTAGCGTGCGTACTCAAGTCCACGTTCAAGTTCCACGTTGACTTGTGTGCCATCGCTGCTTCCATAAACTCAGACTGAGTGGTTGACGCAAGTGATTTGTTTTGTGAGGGGAAGCCGTTGGCAACGTCAAGTCCTGTACCTGCTCCAGTCGTTTGGTTGTTGATTGTACCTGTGGACTGAGGTTCAGCACCTATCGTTGCAGCCTGTGGGCTTGACTGTACTTGCATCCACAGGTCTTGGAATGCAATGAACTCACGGTCGTGTGCTACATCGTATAGCAATACACGAGCATGCTCCTCAGTCGATTGGTAGGGGTCAATGTATGCTACAGTAGGTGCGTTCGCCGCATCCAGCCCTAACGCCTCATAGTTCAATTCAATCGTTTTGTTGACGTGCTGAACAAAGTTACGTGCGGTTTCAATACACGAATTGCCAATCAAGAAGTTCTCCATTGCTATGCTTTCACGTGGTGTTGTAGCGAAATCGCCTTCACCTTCTAAGAATCCACTCCATACCTCAGCCTCATTGAGTGTGCCCCGACTCTTGCAGAACAGTCCTTCGATTGCGTGAGGGTTTGTGTAGTGCATGTTCATCCAAACTGTGTCACCTGCTCGTAGTCCGCCGTTACAATATGGGTTTGCCCAAGCGGTATTGAGGAATGCGTCTTCCTTGACCTCAGGGTAAACACCGGAAGGTGCGTGCATATCCCATAAGATGATTTCATCACCAATCTGTGGAGTGAATCCTGAATCGATGTTGTTGAGTACCATCGCACCTGTTGTAGTGTTGATTGTATCGTAGTGAGCAAATTTGTACACTGTTCCGTTCCACCAAGCAATTCGGTATTTGTAATTCGATGCGTGGGCATTACTCTTTGGAAAGTCGCTTATGTCAGCCAATACCAACGTACTGAGAACGTAAGCCTGATTGCTAGTTGAGCGAGCACGCTTGTTTTTGATGCGCTTGAGATGCGGATTTGCACGTGGACCTGCACGGAACTCGACGGCACTGACATATTGCTTCATACCATAATCCACGTTGCCTCCTTGTGTCATCACGTTTGCACGGTCATAGTAGTAAGGTCGACGAGCCTCAAACCCTGCACTGTCAACCAGTGGGTTATCAGCAATCGACGGATAATTCATGTCTTGGAAGCCCGAAGCAGGCATGATTGATACACCGACTGAGAGTTGTTGCAAGAAGTTCTTGCTGAACGCCCAGTTATCATCAGATGATACGTTACCTGCCACTTCAAGGTAGCCGCTTGTGTTGCGAGTGTCGTATAATACCCATTCACCTGATGGCAAGAATGCACGACGATAGCGCAGTGCACCATCAATTGATGCAACGGTAACAGGTGCAGCCGTAGCAATCGGGAAGACCTTGTAGTCTTGAACATAAATGCGTCGGTTGGTTGAATCGTATGGCTGACTTACAACAGTTCCTCGACGGTGTTTGTTTTCTTTGATTGATGTTGAAAATGCACTGTTGACCGTTGGGTCTTCGGGCGCAATAGACGGTGCGCGTCGTCCAACAGGATTAGGTGCCCATGTCGGTGCAGCATATGTTGGGTCAAGGTGCAACTTCATGCTGTTGTCAGGTCCGGGGAAGATACCCTCGTCCTCGTTTTCAAAGAAGAAGTCATCGAAGAGAGGTATCTCGACCATTGCACGCGTGCTTGCGTATTGCGTGCCAAGTTGATAGTCGTGCTGTACTGTGTCAAGCGTTTGAAACAATCGGTCGTTGATGGTTGTACCGTCGTTGCACATTGAGCCTTCGTTAAACTGGTCGTCGACCACGATGACTGAGCCTGCTTTCATCCCAGTCGCCGTTAGCCAAGCACTGAGAGAATCGCTTTCAGACCCATCAGTAAGTAAAAACTTACCACTACCAGTATGACCCGTTCCCGAAGAGAACGTGAACTGCGTTCCGTCTTTACTGGTGTATTCGGCTGAGGCATACTTCGTCGCACTATCACCTGACTCCACAGGCACTCCAAAATATATTCGACCAACTTTTGGGAAACAGTAAGTACCCCATGAAGCAAGCGCTGCCGATTTGTTGTTGAGGGGCACAACCGTAACCTTCGTGCTGGTAGTTGCCGACACCCTGACTGAACAATCCCTGCGTGTCGACCAACCAAGTCGAGCCGTTGGCGAAGGGTTGTAGGTTGGCTTCGTGTTGATAGCACCCTGCCCTGCGCCCCCAAGCGTTACTGTGACGACTGGCGAACCGGGCATCGTCTCCTTGACGATGAATGAATCAGGTGCTCCGTCACCCTTGACACTGATTGAATTAGCAGCCAAGTCAGCCCCAAGTCCGTGTGCTCGGAGGACTGAGGTACCTGCGTCACCGTCGGACATTGTAAGCGCACGACCACGTCCCATGAGATAATGGATTTCAAACTGGTTGGCTCGTACGTTTGTGCCTTGTTCGTTTGTAAACAATTTTGACAATTGTGTAAATCGATTGCGGTCAGACGGCTGTACAACGAATTCGGTGTATATACCGTCTGTAGTGTGCGAAACGATGTCAAATACTTCGTGCACACCACTGCTTTGAGCAGTTGTCCCGACTGCTTTACCCATCGGTTGGTAAAACAATTCTTCGTTGTCAACGACTGCTTGTGTGCTACCTGATGCTAATGTAATTGAGGTACTAGTTGAACTACCTACTGTACCAAGTTGAACACCATCAAGGCTGAAAAGACGTGTCCCTGCGCCGAAGAAATTGGTAGCGTTGGCACCATCGACAGTGATTGTCGTCGTCCCTGCTGCGTGACCACCGTTGTTATTGACGAAAACGCCTGTGCTTTTACGAACAGTACCTTGCTTACCTTGTACAAGATGGCCGTCTAAGTCGACATCGAACTTGTCGTTGCCATTGCTTGAGGGTATAATCACGATTCGGTTGAACACCGAATCACGGGCGCTGTTGCTTGCACGAGGAGAAAGTATGCGACGTGGATTAAGTTGGGGCGAATCGGAAGTGTGGACTGGAAGATAATTTTCAGGGCACATTGTAAAGTCGAGAACACGTTCTGTTTGGTGACCCTCTTCATCATCACCGTTCAATTCTCCTTCTTTGTAAAGCATCTGACTCGTAGTAACACAGCGAAGCACACCACCTGCTGCATGCACAACAGCGTTACCTGCTTTGATGTCCGTGTGAATCAAATCGATGATACGTGTTCCCGAAGTAACTTCCTCTCCAACATCAGGATAAGTACTCTCCACAAGAAGTGCCCCGTGACTGAGATACGAATTGACGATTGCGTTTGTAGTAGCCGCTGACTGGAATGCACCTGTCGTGGCTGACGAAAACGTGAGTGTGTTTGCCGAGTGACTGATTGTTGCAGTGATTGAACTTGCACCCGCTACTTCTCCTCCTATACTAATGAGGTCAGCAGTGATTGTATCAGTATTAGCACCAAACTGTTTGACAGAAGCAAACGTGAGTACAGTGCCACCACCGCTGATACCTGCGGTCAGTCGTGCAGTAGCAGCATGTTTGATACCACGACCGGTAATGTCGACAGCGTTGTATTTGACCTGAACAAGCGCTGGGCGACCATACTGCAACAAAGAAGGTATTTCCAACATGGCAGTTCGGCTTTCAGAAGATGGTGTCATGTGACGGATGTGCTCGTCGCTATCTGTAGTGAGCGAGGTAAGAGAAGTCGATGTGGCTGAACGAAGTAAGAAGTTTCTTACATCTTCGACACCTAACGCTAAAAGGTCACGATTGCTGTCTGTAATACCTGCCATGCCGTTTTCGACAACTTGCTTGACTTCCGTTGTAAATGATGTTGATGCGACTGTAAACGGTCCTGAAACATCATAGAACGAGACGATTGAGTTCGCAGGCGCTGCATCACGTACGTTTGCATACTGTGGAGCAAAGGTGGCAGTCATAACTGATGCTGAGCCGTCGATGTTTTGCTCGACTTCTGAATCAATCGGGCGCGGTAGCATACCAATGTAAGGATGGCTCTTGACATGATTGAGTATGTGTCGACCCGTGTGACCTGCCGTGAATGCAGCACCCATGTTCGTAGTCGCTGAATATTTCATGTACGGGTCATCGGCGATTGCCATTCGTGTTGAAAATACGATACCATGGTTTTCAAAGTCACTTTCGTCAACGGCGACTTGTCCTTGCCTGTTTGAAAATTGTGTACCTGTACCTACGCCTTGGTTTGCAGTGCCGCTGTCAACAAGACAATCACCTATGACAATGACTGCATCGCTTGCACTGTGCGCCATGAGTAAACCACGTCGTCCGTTTGTTGTGTTTGAGACAAAGTCGAGGTGTATGCTTTCGACTGTTATCGTACCAGCACTTGCGTCAACATTCGTCAGACGTACACGTTCAGGTGCCTCACGGTTGGGTACACCAGTTGTCCGATTATAGCCGAGAGGGTTAATGAGTAAGTTAAAAGATACTTGGGGAATTGTAATTGTGCTTTCTGAGTTGGCTGCGTTCTTTGTCACGGTGTAATTGCCTGCGGAATAAGTAGCGGAAGTCAAGTCAATTGATGTGATGCCACTTTTACCTGTTAGTACATCAATGAGTGACTGGGCTTCCGTTGCTCCAATTGTAATGGTCGAGTTGGCTGACGTTGATGCTGAAAGTGAAGGGAGTGCGAGAATAGTCGATATTGGCTCAATAGGTTCTTCAAATCGCCAAAGGCCAAGAGTCGAATCGGTTAATACTGGAGCATACGAATCAACGCTACTGTCATGAGCACCCCGTGCCCAATGTATGGCTTCTATCGTCCCACGGAATTCACCGCCCTGTCCACCAACAAACACCTGTGTTGGGTACATGACCAGTTCATGGTCAGATGTCAGTGTTTTCGCAGCAACAATGTCGCCGTTGATTCGCAAAGACAGGTGACGTTTGTTGAACATAACCGACACCTGTAGCAACTCTCGATGTCCATCATGTACAGCAGCGTTGTGAGGTTTGAGTCCGTCGAGTGCGTCATAAGCGTCGTGTACTACTAAAGCAGTTCGTGGGTAGGTGACACCATCGTAGTGCGATACCGTCCCGTCAGGCTTGGTTATGGCGGTTGCGCTGCTGAGTGTGAACGTGTTTTCGTTCCCTGTGTCTTTGCTTCGTAACTTTACTTGGAAACTTGCAGGTGCACTGCTTGACGGAGCGCCGACAGCAAGTCGCATGACATGTTCGTATTCCCATACAATACCTCCCGAATCAGGAATAACCCAAGACTCAAACGTAAATGAGTCAAGTGCGGTTGGTATGAGCATATCAGTGACTGGTGCACCTGATTGAAAGTTACCTGACGCTTGTGCAAAGTTTTGCATTGGGATGATGACAGCATCCGAGATACCGTTGAATCGCATGGCATATGTGGAGTCCGCCGATACAGCCAAATCAAACACCTGCCACTTTGTGAACCATAATCAAATCGAGGTCGGCCACGTAGTAGTTCTTCCCAGCCTCCTTGCGTAAATGAAACTTTTCAGGTAAAACGTAAATGCCATTAGCCTTCGATTGCGAAGATGCTTCTCCTCTAAGCGCATCACCTACGCCCGTAGCAATGTCTTTGAGACCGTCATACAATGAACCCAAGTTGAGAACATCGTCAAACGCAAAGTCCAACACTGCGTCACCTGAACGAATCAACAAATCAATGAAATTCGTTCCTTCGGCTTCGCTCGCTTCGTCCAAAACACTTTGTCCATTTTTAGACGAGGTCGACGGTGAAATCATAGATTTTGATGCGGGTGAGGTGTTTGCCTCAGATGACTTGAGTAATGGAGATGTATTCCGACCGTACGTTGTAAAAAAGTTACGAACTTCGGGTGTGACTGCATCCGATTGAATTAACGAGTCATATGGAATTTGAATACCTCTCAGCAAATCCTGTGAGTTTTTGGCGTTAGCAAGCAGTCCCATCAGCGTCTGTGCCTTATCACCTGCGCTCATTGTTCTGCCTGAAACACCCAGCAAAGGCAAGTTGGGTTGTAAGCAGGCTGTTTGAGTAAGTAGTGTACCTCCAAGCGTAACTTGTGGAAACGTTACAGTCCCCTGACCCGGACCAAGGCTCACTGTTATTTCTGTTATTTTGTCGGGTGCTTTGTCAAGAGTATACGAAAATTCCCGTGTAGGGTCGACATACTTTTGTTCTATCAAAAGAACCGCTGAATTTTGCCCTGATACAGTAACAGTAAACGCATCGGTAACGCGCTTGCCTCCTACGTTGTCAACACCAGTGCTCAAGTTCGTGATTTGAGTTGTCAGTTCCAAGGCTGCCTTTACAGCAAGAGCAATAGTAGCGGCTGAATCTCCGTTATCAGGTGCTGAGTCGATGGCACCTACAGGTACGTCGATGATGACTTGGCCGTTCTCAAGGAGTGTGTGTCCGCTACGTACACTGGGTGTACCTGAACCACCCGCTAAACTTGACGTCGTTGAGCCGTCCATAACAAGTTTGATTTGCGACTGTGTAAAATCCGAAGAACTTGTGTAAACGACGTTTTCTCCAAACAATGTCACTGGTAAGAACAACAACTTGTTTGCAAACGAAAGCGAGTTGACACCTGTCTTGTACTTTGCAAAATTCAAGACATTCACAAGAGGTTGTCCTTCGTCGTTTGGCAACACTCCCGTATCGTCTTGAAGAATCAGTGACAAGTTCATTTGCATAGCAGCCATGTTTGTATCGATACCAATTCGCTGCGAGCCATCAAACGGTATTGGAAAAGTGTGCAACTTACGATGCACTGCCATAGTAATCTCCTCAGCCTGAACGGGTATGGTGAAGCGATTGTCGCCAAACATCAAACGAACTGGTAATGACATCTTTTCACCTCATAGTAGCGAGTCAACCGCAATCAACTTCATTGAAAAGTTGTACAATCGCTCTTGTGCGTCGTGCATCGTAACAAAATCTGTGACAACCGCCTTGATGCCGTTCGTACGGTGCTTACGTGCACTTGGATTGAAACCAACCGACGCGTGTATGTTGTTAGCGACAGCCGTCTTCTCGTTGGTTTTAGCATCACCAAACGTTGTGAAAAAATTGCGTTGAGCAAGACTGTTGTCCAGTGCGTGCAAACCCAATGTAACCTTGCTATCATAAGGTATTTGAATCCCAATGATGTAGTCCCCTGTACCAGTCACTTCGGTAGGACGATGTTCAACCCACCGATTAAATTGACTGCCCATGTCCATCACTGAACCTATGGTCGTCCCGTTGTTGTTTTGGATGTAGTTTTGACTGTTGGCAACTATACCAAGAATATCCTGTACTTTGTCCCCTGCGGACTTGACTTTGTTCCCTGTCTTGCCGCCTGTGAAGGGGTTGATGACAGGTCGAATGTTTGCAGGTATATCAGTAGGTATCTCCCCTAATGTCCCCAAATCAACAGCATGCTTCTGTGTGATTTTGATAGTCGTATCGAACCCATAGCCATTTCCTACCAATTCTGCTGAGAAAACGTCTGACAATTGCCCACTACCGACAGCCAAATCAATATCGCTTATTCTTCCCACGGTCGTAGCAGACGTGCTTTGAATGGCTTGTGAGATGATGTAGGCCAACACCTCACCCGGCGCAGTAGCAGTTCCGACAGAACGAGCCGAGCCGTCGGCAAAGTTTGGTGGGTTTTCGTCAAACATATGCTTGATTGGTATAGCGATGGTAGGAGGGTCAGTTGCTTTATTGTAAATACCTCGCCCAGTACGTGTCAAAATTTGTATTGTTTTGCTGTTAATATTAGTTGATGCCGAAACGCCTGCGAACGGTGTGAACTTAATGCTATTTGATGTAACTGAGCGAACGTAGCCCAACAGTGTGCTATCATCAACGGCAAGTCCAAACGCCGTATCGTCTAAGTCATCAGGGGTCTCAAACCATGTGCGTGGGTCACCCGATGCAATTGAAATAGTGAGTGTACCATCACTGTTCGCACTGATTGCACTGCTACTCGCAGTTGTCAAGTCAGTGTTGCGTGTCACCATGCGTGGATATGCAAACGGTTCTTTGACTGAGCCACTTCGCTTTGTATCGAAAATGAATTTGACATAATTACCGCCCGGAGGGGTTGCATTCCCCAATGATATGCGATAAGCGTTAGGTAGGATAAAATAACGATTGTGAAGTCTTGCCAAAAAATTTGCTTGCCCTTGGTCTGCATCCGAAACAGGCGGTGAAGTCGGCAATATAGGACCTGCTCCCCATGGATTAAATGCAGCACCTGCTAAGCGGAACCTACTTGATGAAGAATTAGATGTAGGTGGAAAAATACTGGGCGTATCACCTTGACCACTACCCGAATCGGGAGGAGAAAAAGGAGGAGTATCTCCCCCAAACTCAATGGTAGCCGACGCCTTTGCACTCTCAGCCTGACCGGGTTCGTCAACAAACACACCCTGCAACTCAATTTCAACACTGGCTTGGTTGACGTCAACACCTGCGTTGAAGCCGCCCGTAAAGGGTATAGGGAACGCTGAGAAGACACGATGTACGACCATGTCCATTGTGTGTACGTCTAGGTCGATACGGTTCCCATTCTCCTGTACAAGGCGAATAGGAACACGCTGAACCAAATCAAACACCTCGATTTAATCCTGACGTGGACAGTGGGCCGCCCATCTTTGCTCGGAGTTCTTTCGTGACCATCTCGCTGATTTCACGTGCAAGTGCTCGCTTGTCACTGCGGTCGGTCACCCCGCTAACGTCGATACGAAGCGTATTGATGGTAACATTCTGACTCATTCCAACAGGCTCGGCTGCCTGAGATTGTGCGGGGGTAGGGGCATTTGCAATCCGTGCGTTTGTCGTAGCCGTCGTCCGTTCTGCCTCAAGCGCTTCTGTGATTGGCTGTGCAGGCTGTACGTTGCTCATCTGTCGCAGGGACTCACGAAGGCTGTCTGTTGTTGAATGAGCAGCGTTCATGACCTTGTTGAACTCTTGAATCTCTTCACGCAAGGAGCGCATGTTGTTGCGTGACTTTTCGCTAAACTCGGAGAATCGCTTCATCGATTCCATCGTACCTGTGTCAATCTTTTCGTCAACCATTGTTCTCACTCCAAAGGCGGGATGATGTCATATCCCAAGTAAATACTGTCACGCTGCTCAGGGTTGTCATGCTGTTGCATGACGGTAGCCCATGTGAGGAGTTGGATTGCGTCTTGCGGGTCAAGTTGTCTCACCTTGTTGAGTGTCATGGAGTAGTGGGTCATCAATAGATATTCTGCTGCTTGTTGTTGTATGCGAGGCCAGTCATCGGGTTTACGTCCATTGACGTAGTCCCTTATTCGTCCGACCTCGCTCGTTGAAAATTTAGCCAACTCACCACCTCGGATGGACTTGGTAGCATCTTTGCTATCTCAGCGCCATCCTCGGCTGACAGTTGTTTGAAATCTATAGAAGGTGTTGCAGTGACCCATCGACGGAATGCTTCTTGCCAGTAATCCTCAAGTTGCGGGTCGCTACTCAGGAAAATAGGTGACATAGATTGCACGTCAAAGAACGTGGGTTTGGCTACCTCTATTGTCACTTCGCTTCCGTCAATTTCCATTATCACTCTCTTCGGTGTTGTCATCCAACTCACTCACTGTTTCGGTTGAAGCAGCCTCTTCTGAGGGGGCTTCTTGCTCAGCCTCATGTGGCTCGCTGGGAGCGACATGTTCGCCGAACGGGGCGTCTGAGACTTTACCAGCCTCAGGATTGAATACTTCTTCTTCCTCTTCAACAACGACAGCAATCTCGTTGCGAGGATGAAGCGCTATAGCATGTTTCATTGGCATGGCTATCACTCAGCAATGGAAAAGGGTGTCGGTGCTAATCACCTTGATGTTCTTGGGATGAATCATAATCTTGGAGTGCAGTAGCCCTTTGTCGTCAGGTACTGGGATTGGAGCGTCTGTAATTACGTAGTCGTCGCAGATGATACGCATCTGTTGTTGGCTACCTGTCGAGCCAGTCGACGGTTTTGTGAACACCATCTCGATAATGTTTCCAGTTGAGCCGCCTGTACCTGATACCTCACGATGCGTGCGGAGTTCGTGGAAAAGAAGTGAATCGCGTATGATAACGTCCATCTCCAGTTCAAACTCCTCTCGACCTTCACGAATAATCGACGCGTTGCGTGTGCCACCGTAGGGGACTTGTTTGAGCGAACGGTTGTTGCTATCAACTGATTCGGCTACAGGTGTTCCGCCCATGGTGTGGAATATCTCGACGCCCGTCTTACCACGCAACTCAAACGTCGAGATGAAGCCAATGTCTTGACCGAAGGCTGTGATTGTACCGTTGTAAAACATGAACGGCTTCTCAGAACCTGATGCTATGCCTGTTTCCTTTCGACCCGCTGCGTCAGTCGCCGTGTTTTGGAACAGGCGATGAGCACGGTACCTGTCACCGGGGTTCGATGACTCAAGCCGACCAGTGTCCGTGTAACACGATAGTGCATCGAAAATGCAACGATACTTCACCTCGGCATCGACGGTTGCGTTGAGTTCCCACTCAACAACTTTGCATCCACGGAATATACGCGTGAGTTGCTTGCTGTCCGTGCTTGAGCCGGGTGCGTTACTGTTTTCATTACTGTGTGAGCCAACGTCACGGTTGCGAATGCTGTGCTCAATACAGAACGAAGGGAGCGTGTCACCTGAGAACAAAAGGCGTCGAGTAGGATTTGTAATCGTACCATCGGAATTGACGTGTGGGCTACCAGTCAGTGTTGTACCGTTGAATCTGTAGGCAAAAATCGAATCTGTGTTGATGTGCTCAAATTGAAATGGGTCATCGACAAAAAGACGGACGCCACTGCTCAATGCTTCAATTGCAACAACGCGTCTAAATTCACTGGTTTCTGTTTCTTCAAAGTGTTCAGAATCAGATGCAAGCGTGGATGTCGATGCAGGCGGCCAAAATTTGTCGTCAGATGCACCAGTATCAGGAGCGTCGTAACCGATGACTGGTACGCGTGTCGTATCACGGATGAGGATGTAGTCACCAATTGCAACTGCGTGAGAACCACTACCCGTGTTAAAATCCACGCTGTTGACATCCACATACGTTTGACCTACCGTGACCTTCGTCCCTGCTTTAATTACACCTGCTTGTGAATAACTTGCAACGGATGTGTGTGCATCAATCGCTTCTCGCCCAAGGCTGTAATACAACCATCGAGGATTGTTGAGTGGCATCTCCAACTGAGCACCTTGGTGGAACACACGCCCTGTTTGTTGGATTGCAGCCTGACGCCCCAAGCCAATAACGTGGTGTCGGTGCATCGTAACCTTTGTGTCAGGTAGTTTCATGTGTGATGCAAGACCAATGAACTGGTCAATTTGTGAGAACTCACTTGACGACGCTGCACTATCGTTGTGAGCAAAGGTCGAACCACTAGCGAGTGTAGGCATACCTGTTGAGTGAATAAGCATAGCATCACCAGCAGCACTTACAATGCTAGTTGTAGTAAATCGTGGCACTACTTTCAATTTTGTAGCGTTGCTCTCAACGGTATGGTCAACAATTGTAAACACCTTATTTGTCATACCGTCAGAATAATGGTTGGTATAACCGCCTCCACCTGCTGTTTTGTGAAAACTAATCTTCTGACCAATGAGCATACCAACTGGGACTTTGAGAATAGCCTTGCCATTTTCAAATATGGTGCTATGGTTACTGTGTCCCGTTTCGGTAAACGTGATTGTATTGAAGTCAGGTGTGCTTGAACTGAATGTCGTGTCAAAGTGACAAGGCTCACCATGCTCAATGAAGATACCAGTCTCGTGCCCCATAAGGACTTCCGAGACGTCTCCTTTGTATGCCTGACTTACCATTGTATCACCTATGCTATTGACTCAGCGAGAGTCACGACTTCTATTTGAAACGTATGCCTGAAAAGGCGCTTGGTACGGTCGCTGAGGTCGGTACGTGTCTTGAACACCATGCGGTCGTAGTTGGTCGCATCGCCCTTGCGTGCAGCGTGGACGAGACGACGAATCTCGTTCTCAAGAAGTTGCAGGTGCGAACGGCTCTTGGCCGTGCGTACATCAACTGTGATGTTGACACGTGTTGTAACGAAGTTGTACAGCAAGTCAGGGACTTCTTCGTTGTGTGCTGTCTCGTACACGAGCACGAAGTCCGAACGCTGTAGGTCTTGACGCTTACCACGCTCAGGTGAGATTGTAGCAATGTCAGCGATGACAGGCTTGATGTTACCTGTGTTGGCTCGGTTCCAAGCCTCCAACTTTTCAATAACGACGTCGAGTGCTTCCTTCATGTTCATCACTCAAAGACAACTATCTCCTTGTATCTGTTCAAGATTGAGTTGGCTTCTTCTTTGAACATCTGAATCTTTTGTGCAAGCGGTACGTTCTGACTGCCCTCAGGGATGAGAACAGAACGGTCGTCAGCCATGAGCAGGTCGACAGCCACCATCTTTGTAGCAGCCTCTTCGATGGCCTTCTCCAAATATCGCTCGCCGTAAATGTAGGACACCTTGACAGCGTTGTGCTCAAAAAACGGGTATGAGTTGTTGAAGTAAATCATACCGATTTCGTAGTCAATCCACCAGTCTTTGAGACGGGCTTGGTCGCCGCCTGCGTCTGAAAACGCGCCGATGTCGGATTTGAATTGATGTTGAGTGATTGTATAGTTGGTTGCTTGAACAGGCTCAGTATTCATCCAGTGAACGTCAATCAACTGTGTTGAGTTCTTACTTGTATAACCAAATAACGCAGTTGTTTGTCCGTCAGCAACTGCAACTGCGACACCGTAGTCAGCAAAGGCGCTTGTGTCACCCGAAGCAACTGTCCATATCGCACCTGCACGAGCATACGTCATCGTTCCTGTAACAGCCGTCGTCTGACTGATTGAAATGCCTGTTGTAGCGTCTGTAGCAATTGTAGCGGATTCGCCACCTTTGGTTTGACGCATGCTTGTAATCTTCAATTTGCCGTTACCATAATCGGAATTGGCAGTTGCCAAAAATTCATTATTGACGTTGACAGACTGCGTGCCACCTGCTACGGGCAACGTGAATGCCGCACCATCGATGTCGTGTTCTTTTGTACCCCCTACCTGTGTCTCAGTCAGCGGTATAGCGCTGCGATTCGTGCGGTCTTCTTTGTTGATAAGGTCGGCAAGACTTTGTGCTGTTGATACTTTGTCGAAGCGGTCGTCCCAATTTGTAGTTCCCGTTCCTACAACCAACTGACCAAAGCCTCCGCCTCCGGGCGAAACGGCGATTCGTTTGCCACTCAATGCATTGTAGTCAGCGATTTCAACACGTGCCTCAGCACTGCATATCTCACGGTAGTCGTCGCCCTGCCACAGTTCAATGCGGAGCATCTGTTGCACGTTGCGGAACAACAGTGGCGTGCTACCGACGTAGTCGACGTAGTATCGTCGACGGTAGGGCTTGTAGGTATCGAAGTTGATGTACTCAGCAATGACAAGGCTCGGACGCCATGCGTTGTGTGTGACGTTGTCGATGCGGTCTTGTATCTCTTTGATACGTTGCTCGACATGTGATTTTGTGACGCCTCGTGTCTTACCGTTGGTAAAGGAGGCAGTGTTTTGGACATAGCCGTTGTCCGCTGTTTCATACAAGCCGGGGTTGATTGATGATACACCATCCTCGTTTACTGTGAATGTAAGTTTTACACCGCTGGTAGTTGATGTTATGGCTGTGACTGTGACCTCTTGACCCATCGGGTCAGCGTCACTGTAAATAAGTAAAATGTCGCTAACTGAAAAGCCGGTGTTTCTGTAGTCAGCACCAGTGACAAAGACTGCGTTTGCTTCCGCACTCGCTGACATCAGGACGGCTTCTTGCGGTCCGATACCAAGCAAATCAGCGACTTTCTGTGCAGTCGTGTAAACGATTTCTTCGGGGTTGAGAGGGCGTGTTTCCGCTTCACCGGGTGAGAATACTACTGGCATGCGTCATCCCCTCATCTCCCACAGAGAGTTCTCCGTCATAGACCTTGCCACCAAAGACGGTTTTGAACCGACTTCATGAGCACGTCTCCAATGTACATCGGGAATCCTGTTTGAACATCATCATCATCTCGTGCAGCCATTGCTGCTTCAAAGTCAGCGAGCATCTGTGCCTTCTGTTCCTCAGTCATACCCATACCACCCATTGCCATGTTTGCTTTTTCTTCCGCTGTGGGCCGTGAACGACCTACAGCACTTGGGTCCATCCCAAGGTCAGGTGTCTGCCCGGTAGGGTCGATTGGTTTCTCAGATTCGACAAAGTCCATACGTGGACCATCGAGCGTTTCGATTTGCACGTAATCTCCTTGCTTACGACCAAGCCCTCTATCTGAGGCTCGTGGTGCACGTTCAGGCGGTGCGCCTCCCTTGATTTGGGATTCAACCATACGTCGTTGGTCACGAATTTCTGAGAGTCTTCGTCGTAGTGAAGGGTTGGTTTCAGCCATGTCTGCTAATGCGTTTTCTTGAGCGATGAGTTTGGTAAACTGTGCTCGCAGGTTAGCCATGTTGCGCTGCTGTAGTGCTTCGTCTGTACCTGACGTCACGTTCATCGCTGCTCGCTCAACAAGTTCAGATGGACTCATTTGAAACGCAGCAGTGCCCTGTTGCTGTTGCAACTGCTCGACAGCGTTGCGTAGTCGCTGCTCGTCATCAGGACTCATACCCTGACGCTGTGCAGTCATGTCAATCAAGTTCGACAATTTTTCTTCGTCTGAGATACCCGTGACTTCCGTGTCCGAAGGGTCAACTCGTTGCTTGAAACCGGGGTCTTGCGTAACGTCTCGACCTTCGCCGAGAATACGTCGAATAAATTCTTCTTCGCTTACAGTGTCGCCTTCTATGCCAGTCATACTGGCACTGCCACCTGTCTTGCCTTGGGATGTTTCATAGCCTGCTCCACCAAGTTGAAGCCCCATACGATTCATGTGGTTCATGATGTTACGACCCAGTTGTTGCTTGTCGTTTGCATGCAATTCGCCAAACCGACGAATTAATTCATTACGAACTCCTTGTGGGTCGTCTCCTTGACGATTCGGTTGTACGTTACCGTAATCTTGACCCAAAATTTGTGTTTGAAATGCATTAGGGTCCTTTGACATCATTGAGTTCAGATACGACTCAAGCGTCTTTGCTTCTTTCGGTCCTTTCCTTTTACTACCCATGTATGGGTTTTGACCAGTATCGTCAACGACTCTCGTCTCACCACCGAATCCGACGATGCCTCCTTCGCCTGCTTCGGTCGCTATGTCTTTCTCACGACGGCCTGTTCGACTACGGAATTTCTTACCACGTGTATCTTCGATGTCAAAGGTAGCACGCTTAGCACCAATACCCCGTCCGAGTGAAGCACCACGGTCTTTGTCATCGCTCACACGCTTACCTTCACGTGAAGGCGGAGGGGCTTTGCCTTCTGATGTGTCAGTCAGTTGGTAAGCCTCAGCAAGAGCCTGTGCACGTGCAGGGGTGTTACCCTGTGCGATGGCTCGGTCGTAAATCTCTTGGCGCTTTTGTTTCATCGCCTCAGATTCTTCTGAGCCTACTACTGTCTTACCAGCAAGGTCTTCCTCTTTGACTCCCCTTAACTTGGCACCTGTTCTGCCAGTTGTCGGTGCTTCGACGGGAACGTCACGGAGTTCCTCAGCAGTTCGCTTTTCGCCTTCGGGCTTCTCAGTACGACGCTTGACTGCGTCTTTGATTTCGCCGCCCTTTCCGCCGCTTAGTGCAGCGTCCAGTTTGTCCATGAGGTTTTTACGTGAATCGTCATCACCGGGCGCTTTTCGTACTGCTATTCGCATGTTCATTCCTCCTTTGTTCCCAAATTGAAGTCCATCTTTGTTCCGCACGTTCGACAGTTGTCAACCCAACAGAAGTAAAGCATACCACACGATTTGCACCGTGTGCCTGAGCCGATGTTCAGAACGTCGCCTGTCTTTCGGTTGCGTATGCGTTGTTTACTGACTACGCCCTCAAGAGGTTTCTCTTGATTGAAGACGCTACCTGCCCCGTAGGACTCGGCCAGTCGTACGCCACGCTTCTCAAGTCGCTCGATTTCGTCGAGTCCGAGTGTTGCTGCATCCATCGTATCACCCTCAGTTCGTGGTGACAATCAGAAAAATGTTTCCCAAGATGGTGATGGGTTCAGCACCTACAATGGTGTTTGAACCTGCTGCCGCTGCCACGTCGGTCGTCAGGGTAGTCGACATTGTCGACGTGTCCTGAAAGTCTCGTGGTGCGTATGGTCCTACGACTTTGGTCGTCTTTGCCATGAGGGTTCACCTCAAGAGCGACGACCAATTGCGAGGAAACTTCCCGGTTGCACGTTGTCTTGGTCAGACGCTTGCCTAACTGTTATTGTAGTCCTTGCTGTGTCCAAAGAGCCTACATCGAGCAAATTGGTGATGTGTTCAGCAGCACCGTCGGTGGCATCGGCTGAGTCCACTTCTTGTATTACTGATGCATTAGGGTTAACCACAAATGCGTCGATTCTTGAGAAAAAACTTGTTAAGTCTATAGTCTCGGTTGCGGCTCCACCTGTGTATGTGCCTGTTACTACCATTCGGTCTCCAAAGTATGTTGGTCGTGGGTCAATTGTTACTGTCATTATTGTTCATCTCCTGTTGTTTCTGTTTCTTCTGCCACTGGTTTTTCGACCGCTGGTTCTTCGACGACTGGCTCAGGTGCTGGAGGGTTGAGGATTAGGTCAACCATGCCCAGTAGTTTGGACTTGGTCGCATATCCACCAACTGTTTCTCCACGCTCCTCAAGCCATGCGCTGATGTCCTTCTTAGTCCAACCTGAGTCGGGAATTCCATCGTCACCTGCGTCGACTGTGATACCTGCATCTCCTTCGACCTTCCACCACTTAGGGGATAGTCGATTGCGGTACGCATCGAGCCACTCTTGCGAGACTTCCATAGGGACGTTTCGCTCAGCGTAGGTTCGGCGCATACCGGGAACTGTACGTGTATGGTACGGTCCCAGTGAAGTTATTGTAGGCAAGAAGAAACACCTCAAGCCACAATCATCCAGCAAGTTACTGTGGTGTGACTTGTTCCAGTCACGGTAAACTGTGCTGCGTTCACGGTGTTGCCGTCTGAGTTTGTTGCAGTTGTTGTACCGATTGCATTCTTCATACTAACTGCGGCACTTTCTGTAACGTTGTCTCCAACGATTACTGCCAAAATTTTCGACGCATTGCCGCCAACGACCAATTTTTCATCGTTGGCTAGTGCTGTGGTAAATCGTCCACAAACTAACTTGATGCCTGCTGTTGCGTTTCCATCACTGTTGCTTGCTTGAAATCCAGTCAAAGAGCCGGGGTATGTACCTCCGAAACCTTTCAACCATTCAGTATCGCCCGTAGGTGAACCTGCATACAAGTCGAGTGCAAAGTCTTCTGTGTAAACTGCACTTGAACTCGATGTGTAAACTATTCCGCTTGTTCCTGTTGTTGCTGTCATATTTTTCATCTCCTGTGTGTGTTATCTCCATCAAACCTCAAGACAAGTCTCGGATTGAACCGTGGCCTCCAAAGAAAGTTGTCCAAATTTCACCCATGGTTCGGTAAAGTCCTTCTTGACCGAGGCGGTTGATGGCGAATGGGTCTCCAGTTTCGATACCTGACTCAAAGTATTGAGTTGGTTTTGCGACACTAAAGTGTAGGTAGTCAGTGTCCAAGAAGTACATACGGCTGATGCCGTCCTTTGTAACGTCCTTGGATGGAATGATTGGGACACCGTTGTATGTAGCGACGATGAAACCTGCTTCAACACCGGGTACACCCTTGACACCGTTGAAGGTAGGGGTGACACGCTTCTCTTCCATGAATCGCTGTTGCGCTTGGAGGAGTTGTTGGATTCGCATCAAAGTGTCATATCCAGTGAGGATGACCTTTGGATTTCCACCACGTACCCAAATCTTTTGGAAGATGTCGTCGAGGTGGTCAAGGCTGAGTACACGCTCAGTCAAGCCTGCATCGGTTGCGACGTTGACCTCAGCGTTGGACCAAGTGTTTGCATCTCGGTCAATGCTGTAAATGTCGAGGTCAGAAGCAGCGCTAACGTGTGCGGTGTTTGTAGTCTGAGAGCCTGCTGCGACTGGACCAGTACCAGTACTGTCCATTGTGCTTGAAGCGGTGACACGGTCGAGGGACTCGTAGTCGTTGCCAGCAGGTGTGTCGACGTCTTGGAGGAGCATCTTGTTGATTTCCTCAGCGTGGTGCTTACCCATTTCTTCCTTGAGAACACTGCGAATGTCACCAAGACCGTCGTCCTTGTCGTTAAGGAAGATTGCAACTTCGCTCATGTCGAAGGTGTGTGCAATGGTCTTAGGCTTTGCAGCGATGTGCTGGAAGACAGGTTTGGTGGTTTCCGGTAGTGTACCGTTCTCCGCAATACCTCCGCCCTTAGCGGAATCAGGTCGTGCGGTTACGACACGCCATCCACTTCGGTCCCAAGGCTTCTTAGGAAGGATGGAGAATGCGTTGAATTCTTGGTTCAACTGGCTCCAAACCTTTCGTCCGTAAATTGCTTGGTATGTACCAGCAGTTGTGGACAATAGTGGTGCGTCTGCTTTC